TTTATTTTGGGAAATAAACTCTTTGTCTTTTGAATCCATTAAATTATATTAGATATTTTGTTTTCAATAGTTGAATAAATTATTTAATATATAAAAAATTGAATTAAAGAAACACTATTTATAATAGAAAGTATCTAATGGAATTTACAGCGTCATATGAGATGAATAACCAGCCCATTAATCTTCCTGAAAACTTAAATAATGCTTCTGAAGATGTATCTAATATAGATGATATAATGTTTAGCAAAATATTTGATATCATTAAAAATAACGGAAACATAGATGAATTAAAAAAAACAGTAATATGTGACAGGCAAGAGTTATATATATATTTTTTTGGTTATAAGAATATTGAAACTTTGTTTTCTAATTACACATTTAAAAATAAAAATCAGTTTAATTTTTTAAAAAATTTATTAGAACATTTTCCAATTATTAGTTTTGATAATTTTATTGATTGCAAGAAATATAATTTGAAATTGTTAAAAAATACTATATATGAATTTTTAAAATCACTTCTAAAAGTAGATAAAGGTCAGTATCTTTTAAAAATGATTCCATACGAAGATATTTTTAATTCAATGTCAGATGAATTAAAAATTGATACGTATTTTATTTCTGGAGTATCCGGTACATTTCCAACATTTTTAATGATTGATGATATTATAAATCAGAAAAGTTATATTGATAAATATTCTAAAAGTATTCTTTCTGCATCATGTAGGAATGCAGATAATAGAATATTAAAATTTATACTATCTAAATTCAATGATTATCATGCAGGATCATGGAATACAGAAGGTTTTGTTAGAACGTTAATAGCCAATATCTTTTCTACGCATATACCTTCCAAGTATATTCTAAGAAGACTAAAGATGGTAAATGAGAAAATTAATTTGAGTTCTCATTTCAGCGATATGTTAAACTATATTGAAGATATAGACACATTAATGACTATTAATAAATATTACAATAATGATTCGAGTATAGAAATTAGTAATATATATAAACTTGTTGATATTATTTGTAATCCTTCTGATTTAGATGATAATGACATTATTCAAAATATAAATAGAATTTTAACTATTTTTAAATCTGAGAAGGATAGGGATATTTTCCTATTAAATATTTTTCTTAGTTGTAAGAAATTATATAATTTTGAAATTAATACTATTAGATATGATCCTGAAATAGATACTACAATTAATCGTATTGTTGATGATATATTTAATAGTGATATGGATGATATATATTCTAATTGGAACATGACTGATTTATCAAAAATATTCAGTATTTATTCTCCTGATATAAGTAAATTTTGCATGTATGAATTAATTAATTATAATATAGTGAAAAAGTTAATTTTTATGTTACCATATATTGATTACTTTCCTGTTAATATTCATAAAAATAAAAATCTAATGATATCATTAAACTTTCTTAAATTTAATATTAAAGTATGGATGAGGAAAAGTAATAGGATTATCAAACTTCAGAACAAGATTAAGTTATCCAGAATTAAAATAGATAACCAATATATGAATGAGTCTCAAAATTTTACTAAACTTCCACCAAGGCATCTATTGCCAACGGAATTAAATTATATTAATGGTAATAATGTTGGTAAGTATTTGATTAGAGAAAAAGCAGATGGATGTATGGTTGATTTCATTTCTCAAGATGTTTTTCCGTATGTTAAGGAATATAGTAATAATATTATAAAAGCTGAATTTATTGAGGACCTAGATTTGTATCTTATTTTTGATATTAAGATGGATGATATGAATATTATTGAAAGGTTTGAATATTTAAGAAGATTGCATCCAAATACACGAGATTTAGTAAATGGTTCAACTATTGAGACTTTTAATGATTTGAAAATTGCTATTCAAAAGGAAAGGAAGAACTTTGAAGAATTTTTAAAATTACCTTATAAACATTATCGAGTTTACCCGAAAGCCGCTTGGTTAGTAAGTTCTATGAAGGTTCTTAACAAAGAATTAATTATAAATATTATTGATGAGAAAGATTATGAAGATATTTGTAAACATGGACCATATCCAAACGATGGTTTAATTATTTCACCATTAGATGGTTCTAGAGAATTAAAAATTAAACCCAAATCACTTCATACCTTAGATTTGTTATATAATGGTAAAAATTGGATTGACAGAGAAAAGAATATTTGGAACCATATTATTTCTTCAAAAGAGATTTTTTCACCTGATACAATTTGGAGATGCTATCCGACATTTAAAACTAATACTAATGGTGATTATATGTTTGAACCACGAGAATATAGGTTTGATAAAACTAAACCAAATAATAATAAAGTGGTTACTAATATTTATCAACTTCATAAAATCAATTGGTTGGACACTTTAGATATATCTATCAATGGAAATAACTTTTTCTATCATAATAAGAAACAGAATGGTTCAAGAATATGGAGTGAATTAGTTTCTACACAAAATAAACATTTAGAAAATATTTTAGAGAATATTAATCCAACAATCAAAACATCATGGCTAGATTTAGGATGTGGTTCTGCGAAACTACTTAATTTTATCAAGAAATATCATTTTATTGAATATATTGGATTAGACTTTGATATTAATCAGTTATTAAGAGGTGTTAAAAGAATTGATAATAATCAATATTTTCTAAATAATTGCAGAGTTATTCCCACAAATTTATGTAATGATTGGTATTCCCATCAATTACAATGGGATATATTAGAAGAAACAAAGAAAGTTGATTATATTGTATCTAATTTTAGTTTGTCTCATTTTTACAATAAAGATTTTTGGGATAAATTAGAAAATGTTTCAAAAGAAGGTACATATTTTGTTTTCAATATAGTTAATAAAAAAGCATTTCAAAAATGGCAGAATATAAATGATTATATGTATATAGATGGTAATACAGTAAATTATTATTTTGAATCAGTTCATGATAATGTAATGACTGAAAAATATATTACTGAAGAAGAAATAGATATATCAATTAAAAAATATAATTGGAACATTGTATATAACATTTCTCCTGAGGGAAACGGACTTGATTCAAAATATTCATGGTACGTATTAAAGCATAATTAATTTAATTTAATTTAATTTCTAATTTATTTTATATGGATTTTAATTTTGGTAAAACATCTAATTACTTTCAAGTTCTATCAAAAAGCTATAATTTAAATGGAGAAATATCTTGGAATGAATTCGATAGTGACCAAAAAAATAACAAATCAAAGGTAGTTATACTTAAACAAGAAGATTTTAAATATGGAACATTGCGTATAAGAGAGCAGTGTATGATAAAACTTGCTGAAAATATAAACTTCAATCCTAATAGACCAGAAACATGGATTAATAAATATGGTCAAGTTACTAGAAATTTTTCTGAAGCTGTTTCAATTGATGTAAATAGAGAATTAGATTGGTGGCCCGATTTTAAAATAAGTCAAAATAAACAATATTTTGAAAAAGAAGTGCGCAATGCTTATAGGCTTGGGTTTTTCTGTGCTATTGCTCTAGAAGCTGAAGATATTATAATTAATTTAAATAATTATACTTTGCGCCAACATCCCGAACATGCTCTCCAGCAACGATTCTTTTCAGTTATTGAATTAGCAGATCAACCATTTGTACCAAAACAAGGACCAGTACACTTTGGTAATACAATTAGAAGTTCTAGTAATGTAGCAATAATAAATGGTAAAATAGGGTTATCAAGTCATCATGGTATTCATGGAAATGGTATTCATAATATTATGGTAAAGAATGTTGATTTTATTGATAATGAAGTATGTGGAATTGCATTAAATGGTTCTACTGATGTATATTTAGTAAATGTTAATATAGTAAGAAATAGACACGACATACCGGTTATGGGAACATATTCAGCTGGTAGATTTTTAAAACTATTTACTACTGGATTATCTGATGCTATTTCAAAAGATTCCACTAATTATAGAGATTATTTGAATATGTTAAATGATGATTTGGATAAAACCTTTAATGCAGTAATTTTAAATAATGGTGTTGTTCCTGAAATTTATAATAATAATTCTGGGTTAATAGATGGTAATTATTACGGAATAATCATTAATCCTATGGGTGTGGCTGTTAATGCACCCTTAGAAAATAGAACAACCGCAAAAGCAAATGAAGCATGTAATATTTATATGAAAACAGTTTCAATTAATAATATTAAAACTAATATTAATGAAATATTAGCAATTAGAAATAGTGATAATAAGATCATGACTGCACCTTCAGGTGCGTTATTTCAATTTATATCTGTATCTAAAAAAATTAATGAAAAATATTATTATGAAGGAAATTCTTTGTCAAATTTACAAATTGAATTAGTTCAGTTATTAAAAGATAATTTAAATTTGAAAGCATTTTTAGGTAATTTTAATTTTGATGAAGGATTATTAATTTGGAGAAATAATAAAAAATCATATTTTGAACATAAAGGAAATAAATTTATTGGTAATAATGGATTAGAAGGCCACGATTATGATATTTTAGGAAACGGCGATTCTATGTTTCATGTTAATAAGGGAACTTTTGGATTAAAAATAGATGGATTAAATACATCGGTTATAGATAACTTGACTATATCGAATATTGAAGCTAATGGACTTGAAGGTTCAACGCTGGCAAGTAATTATCAGAGATCTCATCCACTTCAGGGTCATTTGAATGGATACCAAGGACATGTGGCTTATGGAGTATATCTAAATGCATCAAATGATATCAATATTGAAAACATTAATGTTAATAACGTTTCAAGCAAATATGGATCATCTTATGGTCTAAGTATTACTGGCGAGAGTATTAAAGTTAAGATATCAAACTCAATTATAGAAAATGTAACCTCATGTCAAACCGAATTTGATTATACTAAACCATACTGGCCAAATGTTCCCACTAATGCTAGAGGAATATTTGTGGGTAATAATTGTGATGTATCAACTAAAAATATTACTCTAAGAAATATTACAAAAACTCCAGGATGTATTAATCCTTCTAATTGTGAATTTTTTAGTATAGTTAACATACTAGAATAAAAATATTATTATATCAAGTTTATTAATATGAATAATACCTTTCAAATTAAGTTGGATTTAACTGATAATGATATAGAAAATAGTAAGAAGAATAAAAAAGTAGAAAATAGTGTACTTGACGAAATTAGTAATCTATTTAATAGTTCAATAGATAATGATTCTCAAAAAATGTTAATGTTATCAATTGTTTCTCATTTATTTATTAATTCAATGAAAAAAAATTAAAGAAACGAAAATTCATTACCTTCATATGCGTCAGGTTGTACAAGGTTATCAGTATTATTATTCGGTAATACTTCTGGCTGTTCAGGCATTGCCTGTTCTTCATCTATAGTATTGACTGTTTCTGCCAAGTCTTCTTTATAATCTAAACTTGGATTAACTTCATCAGTTTGCCCATTTATACTTTCCATAATTTGTTCAATAATTTTAGTTCTAACTGATGGATAATTTCTAATTTTAGCTAATGATACATCAATTAATTTATTTTCTATTATATTTTTGAAATCTAAATCTCCTCTAAGATTATTTAATATCAAATTAGTAACTGCAAATGCAGAATTTTCATCTGGAGCAGGAATAATAAGTTCAGAAGTATTTTTATTAAATGCAACACCTGGTATAAGTTTATACCAATTTATTATTTTATCTGAGTATATATTTATTTGTTGTTCATCTACATTCATTTTTATAATAAATAAATATTTCATGTCATTATTAGGATTAAAAACAATTACATTCCATGGCTGAGGATGTTTAATATTGAATAAATATCCTTCAGGTATTATTTTATCTGGTTTTCCAAATACAGGGTGTTCAAAATTTTCGGAAGTTTCATATTGTATTGGTTTAATATTTGATTTTTCTTGTATAATATGGCGTTTATTAGAAATATATGAATCTTCTCTATCTATTTTATCAGTTAACATATTATCTTCATAGTAAATTATATATATTTGATAGATAATCACTAGAAGAATAATACTTATTAAAGACTGTTTAAACATTATATATAAAACTTTATATTTTATATTTAAATTAAACTAAATGTATTTGTACTAAATGTATTTAAACTAAATGTATTTAAACTAAATGTATTTAGTTTAATTATAAAAAAAATCTATTTATTTATAATGATTAATAAATTAGACAACAATATAGTACGACATATACAAAAAGGAAAATATAGAGATATAATAAGATTATTTTCAAAACCATTTGATTATAAAGAATTCCTTTTTCTTATGATTATTCTACGATTAAGTAATGTTTTGTCTAATGAAAATGTTAAAAAAATATTCCTAAGTATCATATTTTTATTTTACTCTAAAAACTTTTTCAAAAGATTAAGACCATTTATTGTTGATAAAACTATTAGAAATCGGTCTAAATCAAAATTAGATTATCATTCTTTTCCAAGTGGACATGCATATATTTCATTTTTATTGGCATTGATGTTATATAATAAACATAAAGTTTCATTAATTTTTATTGTTCCTATATTAGTAGGTTATAGTCGAGTTTATCTTGGAGTCCACTATCCATCAGATGTAATTTTTGGTTTCATTTTTTCTTTTATTTATGGGACTATTTATGATGAATTTTTAAGTTAATTGATTCTTCTAATTGGTTGTCTAAATATCAATTTATAATTTTCATCATTATTAGTAACATCATTTTCATAAGTTATATTTGATTTTTTTATATTTATATTTTTAGAATTATAATATGATATAACATCAATATTCAAATATAATTTATCAAAAATATTTTCAATATTATATTGTTTAAAAATAGATTCTAACTTTTGGTAATAATAAAAGTGATTCTCAATAATATCTATTATTAAATCTGATATAGTTGTATTTTTATTATATAAATCTTTAAATCTAGCTATAATTTCTTTTGATAGTTTGTCTGATTTAAATTTATTTAATTTCCAATAAGC